AGCATTGATTACTCGATCAAAATCAGCTTGATTGACCTTAACCTCAATCATTAATACTCTTCCTCATAATCCTCTTCTAAAGGAACAGAAACAAAGGGTCTGGTGTCTTCTACCAATAAAACAACACAAACACCCGGATAATTGTATTCCTGGACTGATTCCACTTTGTAGTATTCATTATCCGTCAGATACACTCTGTCCAATGGTTTGATGTCATAATACTTAGGCAGATACAAATCTATCCGCCAAACAGCTTCCTGACCCACAGAAGGTGTATGCTGATCAATCTCTGATCCAAATAATCTATCTGACATCAACCCGTACAAAGGGGCCTCTGCTACAATAGACCAAGAAGCTGTCATATTGTAGCCAACTCTGACTTCAACAGGACGAAGAATACATGCGGTAGAAACAAGATTGCATGAATAAAGAACGGCATTCCATTCAACAATGCCATCCTCAAACAGTTCGGGAGTCTTATTCATCACCAAATAATACTTATCCGTACTTACTATAAATATTACATCTTCTGTAGTGATTAAAGTATTATAAGGGAGAGTGGCATCAAGGAAATGCTCACGGATAAACGGCTTTGTTACTTGAGCATTCAAATCATAAAGGATACGTTCGGTAGTTACTACAGGTGTGCGATTGACAATATGGGTGATTGCCCCGAGTTCATCGTAAACTTCTCTTAAATCGGCCCCTAGCCCAGCCATTAGGCATTCTCCAACGGAGCAAAGTTAACCAATCTGTCCCAATCATAAGTTAAATCCGTTCCATCTGTATCGTAAGCAAATCCCGCATCAATTTTTGTACCAAACATCTTGTAAGATTCCAATCCTGCAAACAAAGCTATATCAGAAGATATGGCTACTGCAAATTCAGCATCCATAGTTTCGATCATTTTTTGGTAATGCTCAAATTTCTGCTGAAGATTGATTAACTTATACTTGAAAGATTTGGTAGAAGCTATGCGGAGAATGTTTAAAGCGTGTCGGATTGCTCTTTGCAGCATCCAATGGGCCTTTGTCGGGGTGGATATCGGGTAACTCCACCCCAACTCGGCCGCTGCTTGATCACAAACTAATTCGTAACCATCTTCGGTGATAAGAGTGGACAAGGTCGATAACTGTATCCTCAAGAGATCCGCTAAATCGTATGCAGTAGTTAAAGTCACCATGCCCACTCACCTCGATTTACTTCTTTTTCTTCGGAGGAACTACCCCCTTCTTCTTAGGGGGTACTACAGCTCCCTTCTTCTTGGGAGGAAATGCTGGTTTCTTGGCTGCCATATCATTTTCCTTTCTTTTCGATTGTCTTCTTTACAATCCCTTTCGTCTTCCCCGCAACTGGTTTATTTGTGATAACGGGTTCTACTTCTTTCGTCTTCTTCGTTTTAGGAAGAAGTGACGGAGGAAGTTCTTTCTCAGGAACAATCGGTTTGGGAGTTCCCGGAATAACCCGTGCCTGCCTTCTCTGTAGTCGGCGCATCACAAACTCGGGGATCGGTGTTCCCTCTTCATCGGAGAACACCGATCCAGCCGAGATAATCTTACCTGTACTGACTTTCAGATTAACGAGCAATTCTACTTTCATCTGATTGACCTCCTGTTATATTGGACGATTAGTATTCGTCCGGCTCAAAAGCGGAGATCTTGTAGGTCGTGTCTGGATTGTACAGAACGGGAAGACCCTTATCCTGCACTCTCAGCCACACACCTTCAGGATCCCATTCGTCCTTCGTATCTGCGAAGAATCCCCAACGCCGACTGTTGCCGTACGGAGCTTCCATGAACTCGGCAATTTTGGATCCGCCCTGAGAATCAGCAAACATGAAGAAGACGTTATCCTGGATGAACTTCTTCCGCATAACGACTTTATCCTGTCCCCCAACAAATGTTCCTGAGGGGTAGGCACCAACGGTGATGGTCCCCGCAACCTTATCAACTGCGGTGATGACTTCATCCTCATAGGTGTTGTACGCCTTCATGTTGTAGAAACGGGCTTTCCCACCAACTTCAAAATCAGTGACATCATCAAGATAGATGGTTGTACTGGTTGTAGTTGTGGTAGTGAGCCACGCCTGTACTTCATACATTTCGTCGTACAGGGAAATAGCACCAACACCGAGCAGATTCCCGATAACCCCTATAGGATTACTGAAGAGATCCCCATTACCAAAAGCACTCTTCTCCAGAAGAGCCTGAATATTGGTATCGAACATGAGAACCTTCAGCATTTGAGAATTCATGAGACAATGATTCGGTTGAACCATAGCATCATCTGCCAATGTCTGCTTTGCATCGAAGATATCCTCAACAGGATTTCTTGAGATACCGTCTTTCCAGTTACGAGGATCGTCCAGAGTCACAAGATGACTCGTGGGGATACCGTAAGAGACAGTGAACTTGATTCCGCCTTGCTGAATGTAAGTCAAGGCCCCTTCAATCAGCATCTGGGAAACCATCCACTCACGCCGACGATCACACCGCCAACGCAGTTTCTGGGCTCCCTTAGCCAACTGCCGTTCCGCCTTCATGTATGTTGCCACAGTTCCCGGCTCACGAAGGTTGTTGAGGAACTCCTCGTCAAAGTACATCTTTTCTTTCCAGAACGCAGCTTTAGCTGAAGCACCACCTGTCCCATCGATGCCGATGGCAGGAGCTACTGAACCAGGAGCTACGAACGGGGTCATGCCGCCGGAACCGTACTCAATTTCCCACTCGATTGTGTCCGAATCATACTGACTTGACGGAAACAAATTGGTGAAGAAATTACTCGGCGGTCTTACGAACTTGGAAATCAGCTTATTCAAGGTGATAAGCTGAAGTGCCGGAATACCCGTAGAACCCTTCATCTCGCCACCTCCCCTATTTCATTATGAAGAACCGTCCGTCAACAACCCCATTGAGATCCGTAATGGCTTCATCCGTGAGATTGTACAGACTGTTCTTGTAAAGGATACAATTTGATACCACCACCGAAGTGAGGGCTCCCAACGCTTCTTCTCCAACACCTGTATCTACATCCTTGTCAAGGATGTATTTTGCTACATCGGCACCACCTGCTCCTGCGTAAACATAAGCATAAGCATGATCAGCTACCAAAATATGAGTAGCCGTCAAACTTGCTACCGTGATGTCTGCATACAGAGTGGAAGTAGTTCTGTCGATATCGGAAATAATACCGCCAGATACTGGACCATGTCCGTCATCATCTTCAGCATATAGATAGTCCCCCACAACGAACTTGTAGGAATCAGCTAAAGACACATAAACATGATCCGTGATGCTATCCAGAACAACCGGGGCAATGCCAATTGCCGAAACCGTTCCGAGAGTCACATCACTGTAGATAGAGGGAACATAAGGAACAAGATTCCCATGTCCACCCCCAGTAGATAGGTTGATAGCCATTACCGTACCTGCCTTCAGATACCCATACCCTGCCTGGACCGTCTTATCCAGAATCAGAGCAATGTCCCTGACTGAATGGAACAAAGCCTTGATGCCGGGGCCCTCGGGGTACCGATTCATCTGAGGAGTGCTACTACGAATCCCCGTCAAACTCTGCATCGTTATACCTCCTGTTATTGATTAATAAATGGCAAACCGACGTAAGCCACTCAATCAGTTAGTTGCTGTTTTCCCCTGACCCACACTTTTCAGCATCCGATCAACCATTGCATCAGAATCGACAGCCCCACCGTCAGCCGGACGGCTGTAGCCCATTCCGAGAACGGACTGCTCTTCCCCTTCAACAGGCGCCCAATCCTTCAACTCGGTGTCGATAGCCGCGGAGAAAGCAGTGACGTCCAGCTTGTCCTCTTTGATGAACTTACCGTAATCAATCTGCTTTTTCACTTTTGCATGAAGTCTTTCGGGAATGCTTGCCGCAACGAGCTTTGCAGAGAAGATGCTATCTGCGGAAAGACGAATCTCTTCCTCCCTACGCACAGCATTCTCCTTCTCTACCTTGAGAAGTCTTGCCGATACGTCCTTATTGTCATCTGACAACTTGGTTTTATCGGCAGTGAGCTGAACCTTATCGGCAGTGAGCTGGGCAATGGTCGTTTCCAACCCTGTCTTCACTACAGCAAAAGCGGTTTCAGCCTCCTGTTTGCCGAGAGCAATAACTTCCTCGTACAGAGAAAGGAACTCGGCTTTCAACTTTGCCAGATCCATAGTAACCTCCTCTTCCTGTTTTTGTTTTAACTGCGTTACTTCCAATACCACTTCTTCGTCTTCGGCCATGGCTACCGATTTCGTGTTCGCGTCGGCCCCAAAGGTAACGATGGAACACTCTTTTAACACTGACTCACGCCAGACTGTGCCCGGTCCTTTCATCGTAAAACCATTTACTTCTGCTTTCTCATCTTCTGAAAGACGTTCAATCTTCAGAGGTTTTGCATATAAAGAAGCCTCATACGGGAAGCCTTGATCCGACAATTTGATAAATTCTGAAGCAAACGGTGTATCTACAAATGTCATATCATCATTGATAAGGGCGTGTTTATCATCTACAATGAAGGAACCGAAACCGATCTTTTCCTGCGTCATGTGGTCATTGAGAATTGGAATTTCCCTCTTAGCCATCTTCATTCCGGAAGTATCGATTGCCAGATCACCCCAATACCAATGATCTTTGATGATCTTTCCAGAATAAGCAACCATTTTTAATTTTCGGGGTTTTCCTTCAGCAGTGGGTTCCGTTTTAGCAAAACTATCATGATCGGTAAAACTCAGAGCTGATCGGTTCAATTTCAATGTTTCCTTCTTCATGATTGATTCCTCCGAGAATTTGCTGTTAGCTATCTTGATCGCCTTAGGAGCACAAGTTTTATCCGTTCCACCTTTAGCAAGACAATCTTTGTAAATGCCATTGGCTATCTCCACCCATTTCTTCTTTTGAGCAGGAGTAAGACCACGTTTGTGAGCATCTACATCAGACACGTTCCATGGCATTTGTTCCTCCTAAAGAAAACAAACCTTCTATCATGTAATGGTCCTAATACTACTTTATAAAAAAAAGGTCAAGTGGAAATTTTTTATCTGCCTTTAATCAAACCTGTCCTCTATTCAATTCCCACTTACCTTCTATTTCTCTTCTACCCATTTTCCTTTGAACCTGTCTAGTACCAGCAACATCGTGACGAATAAACTCCTTAGGTCCTCCCACCCAATTCCATCCTCCCCCTGATGTATGACCCAATCCGGGAAACTCTTTAAGTATCTTTTCGGAAAGTCCTTTTTTATAAATGTGCAACATCGTCAAATAACAAGGTGCTCCATGATGAACATACGGATGGAACTTCTTATAGTTTACTACTTTAACTAACTGAAAATAAGGATGTAGATAAGGCATCCAATCTTCCTTAGCATGATGAGGTTTTGATCCATACTCAAAACCATCGAATCCCGTCTTTTCTATATAACCAACTCCAAACGTATCTTCCTCAAACATCTTCAACATATCAGATACCGGAGACTTCAACATCTCTATATCAGAATCAAAGAACAATACATACGGGGTTTTCACATGGGTCAATCCCATGTGCATCCCTTTTCCATGACCAATGTTATACCCCATTTGCACTACTTGGGTATTAATTCCTACCATCGTTTTTACATGAGCGTAACAAGGGTTCTTCCTGTTTGAACCATCAACAATTATAATTTTCATATCGGGATGAAACAACCGCACAGAAGTAATAGCCCGCACAAGCAATTCCTTCGTATTACAAACTACCGTAACTCCCGTAATAAGTTCGTTCATGCTTTATCCAAATAAAAGTCGGCATCAGATTTCAATATAGATTTCAACATATTACCACCTACATCCTCCTTATATTTCCTATTATCTATATTATGATGGGTGGTTAGCCCTTTTCTTCCAAGCATTCCTTTCATACCTACAGTAATATATTTTTCACAAGTAACTATCAACTTTGTCCTCTTCTCTGAAACATTCCTATAAAAATACTCTGCACCTCTTTTCCCTTCTGCCCTGCGAATAATACTTGTAGGAATAGGAGGAGGAAAAACTGTTCCTGCAGGGACAACCCTCCCATTAGATATTTTCAAAGATACCAATAGTCTAACACACTTTTCCGTTACAGATATATCCAAAGAATGATTCCATAGAAAACGATCTACAAGACCTTTACCACAAAGTTCGTACTCCTTCGGAGCAGAACGACATATTTCCTGTACCACAGGAATCAATACTTTTTTAAAAGCAGTCTGGGCAAATGCTGGATTTTTTGGCATTCCTTTTACCATATATTTATGAGTCTTGGGATAGTAAAAAATAAGATTACCAAATCCCACAAG